GGAACGGGGTCAGCTTCTACGCCAGGTAAATACTCACCACCCTCAGTACTCCCCGAAGCGGGGTAATAATTAAAAGTATGTGGGTAGCGTTTTACCATTGGCTTGAAGCGTTTTTAACCGTTGGTTGTGCAAATACCGTATCGGCTTTCGGGTCGTCGTACTCATCGTAAATCAGCTTTGCAAAAGCTTTTAGCTCTGCAGGTTTATGCTTTATCGATAAGTCTCCTTCCTTAAACTCCGGCGATGTAGCAACGTGCATCATTAAATCTGCGGCTACCAACTCGGTTTTTTGTTTTAGAGTTGAAACATAAGAGGCATCCCCACTTAAATCGCGGTCTGCCACAGCTTTTGACAGCATACCGTCACCAATGTCGCCAAGCGCGGGATATTCTCTTATGATTTCATTAACTGTTGACATGATGACAGTTAAATATTATAAGTCGGCTCCCCAACCTGTGTGAGCAACATCCAAATAGTATAAACTTTCAGGGTCGTTCAACGCCGGGAAGACATTGGCTTCACCTTTAGTCCACTCCGTAAACGGTTCGTGAGTTCCCCACTTGGTCATAAGGGTAAAGTCCCTTTTGGCCATGGTGGCAATCTTTTTCACCTCGGCAGAGCCTTCAGCTGCAATAGGACCATGCTGGATGGTTCCAACAATAATATCCTGGCTGAATAATATCCGGTTGCTTTCCCATGGGGAAACAATACTTCGGACATTGTCCTTATTCTCGAACCTTACGGCTGGGTCAACAATTACAATTTTTGGAAGCAAATTAGCCGACAAATAATCGTTAATTACTGCGTGAGTTACAACTAAAGCGCCTCGGGTATTTACCCAGGCTTTAATAGCGTTAATCACCTCCGTAGTTTTCTTCAGGTTATTAAAATCGCTGAGTGTCATGGTTACGTATCGGATGATACGGCCATTTGCTCTTGCGGCTGCTACCTTGGCCTCAATGTTAGCCAAGGGAGTCGCGGTTGCCGAATCTGACCAGTTTGTTGTTACACCCGTTTTATTATCACTAGGAACTTGATAGTCAATTTTGCTTTCGGTAACAACACCTGCGTTATTGGTTTTAGACAATGAAACTTCCGCTTTTGAGGCGGCTTGCATCGACAGCCATTCAACACGGGCACGAACACCATTATAACAAAAATCGAAATCCTCAAACACGTGGTCGAGTACTGCCTTTAAATCGGCGCTACCGCTAACATAATCACGCAGCCTGGTATATTCGTTCCAATCGCTTTCATTCATACCTCGTTTAATTGCAATTTTAGGAATGTCGCCACTCATTTTATTTACAATCTCACGGGTTTTAATAGGGGCAGTTGCGTCATACGCAATTACATCTGCCATTACTGGTACTCCTCTCTCAGCTTGGAGAGTTTCCCACTTTAATGAGGAAACAGGCTTTACGCCAAAGAAATTCGGGAAGTAAACCGGGTTAATGGTTTTACTTGTAAACCGAGCCGTCATATTCTTTTTGTTAACCTCTTTAATTAAACTTCTTTCCATTTTTATCTAATTTATAGGGTTATTCAAAACGAATTAACGGTAGTAAAGCCTTAATTGTAGCGTCCACATATTGTGGCATATTTGCTTCGCTTACGGAGCCTCTTAAAAGTACACCTATGGACTGATTTGATTTTGACAAATCAACAGGGTTAATAGATAATCCAGCAGGAGCATATTTAACGCCCATATTGGCTTTATTTACACCGCCTTGGAAATTATCCGTCGCGGTTGTTAGTGTTGCTCCCGTTTGCTTTGCGTCCCAATCTGTTCCGGCAAATGTAGCCTCTGACCAGTCAAGCCCCTCAACCGTGCCTAGGGCACGAACTGCGGCCTGTATGACAGCTACATTGTTATTTGCTGCGGTGGTATCTGCCAGCGAAATCAATAAAACTCCATTGGTATAGGCAACGGCTAGTACATCGTCGGCCGCTTGACCGATTTGTAGAGTAACGCCATTAAAGTTCACCGGGTAAGAAGTTACCGGTATTGTACACTTCAAAAAGTCTCCAACAGTATCTTGAACCGTAGCCTCAGCGTCTGTGCCGCTCCCTGCGGTATCGGCTGTTTCGGCTTGGTATAAAACAGTATCGGTGGCATAAATAGTCAATTGCCCTGTGGTAAAAGCTAACGTATCGTAAGTTTCTCCTACAGTAATTGTATCTATTTCTAATGCAACATGGCCGTCGCTGATTATGTCACCAACTTTAAATTCGTGAACTAAACCAATCCTCGGCGCACTTGCACTACCACCTGCTACTATCTTAGCAGTTTTAACAAGATGAAAAAGACCATTTGAATCCTCGCCTACTATCGCCCCGGCTTTACACTCGGTTGACGCTGTTTTGAAATCAGCGGCGGCGACAATGGCTCCTCCTGATAAAACCTCAATTTGAGATTTGATAACAGGGTTGTTTTGATATTCAGTCTCTTTTGTTACGTACATGATTTTTAATAAAATTTAAACATCCAATTTCACGGTTCCGGCATCCTCCTCGTCAGCCTCACCGTTCATAATTTTTTTATAGTCCTCCTCAGACTTTTCGGAGCTTCCGCCCCCTCCAGGTTCCTTCATCCCGGCAATCCCTAAATCGTTAAGCTCCTGCTTATACTCGGTAATAGCTGTGTCAACAGCATCATCGTCCGCGTCATCAGCAACAGAAAAGCGTTTATGTAACTTCTCAGGAATTCCGGCAGTTTTAAGTTTCCCGGCAATTGTAGTTGCCCTCTCTGTAGCGGCTTCTTTTTGTTTGTAGCCTGCCAGTTCTGTCGAAAGGTCATCCACTTTCTTAACGAGACCTTTAGCCCATTTTGGAGCTTTGTCCCCGTCAGCTGGTGGGTCATCATCGTCGTCATCGTCATCTCCACCCCCGCTTGAAATTGGTTTCCCGTCGTCGTCAAGTTTTTTCTCCTCGCGGAATTTCTTAACGGCTTTTTCGCCTGCGGTTTTGGAGGCTTCGGTTGCCCGACTGTCCCCGTGTGCCTTAAATAAGTCGTCCAGCGTAATCCCGTCAACTGCGGTTTGAACGCCGTCCTCCTCGGTAACGGTTTTAGAAATGTTTCTTGCCCGTTGCTCTAACACCTTACTCGGAACCCCTTTAAACTTGGTTTTCAGAGCGTTTAAAATTTCTTCGTACATGTTATTAAATAACTTTTAGTTAAAAATTTGCATAAAAAAAGCCTCAACTACCGGCACGGCAGCAAGACTTTACTGTATCCCAAAAGTAGTGATTAATTAAAATTCATGCAAATCGAGTTATGAGTGAGGTTATTAACTTTGGATTTTGAGGCTAAGCACCTTTAGTCACTTTCATCAACTCATTCGGAGGCACTTTAATAAATTCAGCTACCGATTTTTCAGGAACGTAAACGCCATTTTTCAGCACATAATTATCAGTTATAAAATGGGGCTTGCTTTTCCACCTTTTAAATGCCGGGGTTAGTGCCTTAACATACCTGCCCGCTTTTGCTGGGATTGAGGTAACTATCCTGTTTTTATTTAACTGCCCTGTTTTAAGGTAATTAAGAAAGTCTTTCCGGGGTGCTAAAATGGGTACCGTAAAACAGATGCATTTTGGGTGCCAGCCGCCAAATAAAAAACTTTTCGGGTATGCTCCGGCCATGTGGTTACAAATATCATCCTCGGGATGCTGAGGGGATAGTTTTACCTCGTACCCGTTTACAAAAGTCATTTCTTTCCAACGCGCCTGATCAGCGTGGCGAAATGCCATATTTGTTTCGCTTTGTGCAAGCCGTAGGGCATTTTTATGCGACGAACGGTAAACCCCACGCCCGGGATGAAAGTTTTTGGCCGGTTGGCTTAACATTAATTTACCTGTTTTAGGGTCTCGAATCCTTCTGAACCGTTTATCAGGATGCTCAAGTAAACTTTTTAAATCGGTGGAAATTCTTTTTGCACTTTGGCCGCTTGCAATACCTGAGCCTCCATAAAACGCCAGCTGGTCCTTAAGTACCTGGGCAGTTTTCCATACTTGAGGGGAAACGTCCGGAATACTATTTTTAAAAGTATTGAATCCCTCCAGCGAGCGTAAATTTATGCCCTCTTTTGCAATTTGTGAAATTGGTAGGTTGGAAAGGTAGGAGTTAATAAGGTCGTCAGAATGTTTTTTTGAAACGCCTAAAGCTTTGGCGCGATTCTCATCAATTATATTCGCGAACTGGCCTGCGAAAGTAGATAGTTTTTTTTCGATACGTGCCTCAATCGCTTTATTGCGTACCCAATACGAGTTGGCATCAACAATAACTTTGCCGGGGGGCTTGAACTTCTTTAAATCGCCCGCCAACCCCGTAATGGTTTCAGAATAGAGCCTTTTTATTTGGGCATCCTGTTGTAATAGCAGCCGTATAAATTCACGCTCTTTTTTAGTCATCTTTTGGCAATGGCTTTGGCATTGTTTTTAACCTTACCGCCATTATTGTTTTTTGGCCGTTTATAATTGACTTGGCAACCCGGTGCCACCCGTCGCATATATAACCAGTAACATCTAAAATAACGGGGTACTTCATTTCCGCTGCGGTCATCCTTCGAACATGATAACAAAAATGCTTAATATCCATATCCCCCCAAGGTTTTGTGCCAATATCAACCCCTGCTAAAGGCAGCTCAAACGGCTCCTCCTTGGAAGCCATTTCAATTAAATCCTTCACGAGGTACTTATCTCCACTAAGGATATAGGTGTTCTCGGCTACGTTAAAATCATATATTCCAAAACAATCAATATTACTCATCTTCTATAATCCAAATTGGTAATTCTTCCAACCCTAGCAACTGAAAATCAACCCACAGGTTAATATCAACTAGTACGCCGTAAAGCCAGTTATTTGTTCTAAGCTCATCCGTTTGCTCGTTATACCAACACGGGATACCTCTGTATTTTGCCCTTTTAAACATCCGGCTCGGCTATTGCGCTCAAAACGGTTGACTCGGCTTTCACCTTCACTTTTTCGGCCTTGGAGTTGTCAACCAAAGGGTTCTTTTCAATTGCCGTTTCCTTGCTCATAATACCCCCTGATGTGGCGGTTACCAAATCCTCAATAACCTCCGAAATATTATCGGGCATTATGGAGTTAAAGGTTAGTTTCAGCTTCATGTCCTTGTAGGCCTTTTCGCTCCCTGCATTCATTTTTGAAAGGATTGACATTACCACATTAAGCTCGCGCTTGAGCATTTCATTAAATTGCTCCTGTTTGTTCAAACTTTTAATAATTGGAGCCAGCATTAACATTTGAAGTGCCACGCCCGAGAGGTTTCCAATTGAAGCTTTCGACATATTCAGAAAATTAGCGTCCGCCGTTTGAGTAAACTTATAAATGTAGTTTTCGGCCATGTCGAATTGAAGCTTTAAACTTTCAGGGCGTTGGTCCCACGTTAAGTATTTTGCCTCTGACTTTACTTTACTCCCATCACCGCTTTCAATTATTTCCATTTCCAAAACCTCCCCGACTGTCCCTTTCTCAGGTAGATTGGAAATTTTACCCGATACAGTCAACTTAGGTTTAGCGAAATAATCGTTTGTATCAATCAACTTAGAATAGCTATCCTCCTGCTTTTCTATTATACTTAGCACCTTATGCCACTCTGGGATTTTCTGCTCGTAATACACAACGGGGATCTTCCCGAATTCATTTTTTATTGCCTCCTCTTCCCATCCGGCATCTGTTTTTTCAGCGTATATAATTTGCTCAGCCGTATATAGCTCGCACATTTCAACCTTTTTTGCTTTCCCATCAACAGATTTAGTTTCCGTAAACTTTCGCAAAAAGGCAATCATCGAGCCTTTTTCAAATACGGGTATAAAATCGCCGTTATCTTGCGAGAGTATAATAGAGGCTAAGCTCCGGTTTTCTTTGTCAGTCGGGTTTTTTACGTAATACAGCTTTGCCGCCCGGCACTGTATAAAAAGTTTTCTGGCCAGCTCTTTATTTCTACTATTGAAATAGATATCCTCAAGCGCGGCCTCCAGCTCCTGAAACTGGGTATCGCCCCCGTCAGTTGTTTTGCTTATCGTTAACGGCGAGCCGAACAAAAATGCAACTGAACTCTCTACAATGTCCTCCTGGTAATTCAGAACTATCTTAGCCGTTGTAACCTTTGACTCTCCGTTAGCTGTTTTTACAACTTTATCCGGACGTGCCAAAATCGCGTGCTCACCATCATAGATTTTCTGGTATTCCTCGGCCTTATTTTCCCCGGGGCCTAGCGCTTCTATTGCTTTAATTACCTCCTCAAAGGTGCCGTCTAGTATTGAACTCTTCTCTTCTGCCATGATATATAATTTTAAAATAATCCTAGTTTTTCTTTGTTGTAATTTTGGGATTCGTATTCTATTTGAACCAGCTCAAACCACTCGCGCATCATCCACATATCAAAGAAATCGGGAGAGTGTTTGATAATATCTTTCATTTTGTCTTTAGGGAGTACTGCAAGTTTCCCATCGTGGTCGGGTTTGTCTCTTTTAATTGCCCGGCGTTCGTCAATAAGCATCTGCCCAACGGTTTTGCTGCCTACATTCTTTCTTAATACTTCAGGCGAAATTGAGTAACCGTCACTATTAACGCGGTCGGCCATTTTGAAAT